TTTAGTGTGTCAGATAATTACCAAGACGATTATCAATTTCACGAATGAGAGCTGTAGAATTTATAGTTGAAAGAAAGAAACGTAAGCGTAAACCTCGCTGGGCCGCTTACGGACCAGGCCCTTACGGCGGCTACGGATACTATGCTGGCTACAGTGGAGACAGTGGGTCTGGAGATGGCGGGGGGGAAAGCATTGAGCACGAAAACTTTGCCGATGGACGTAATCCACAGGACAAGGGCGACAGTAAACGTCACGGCATTAACACTAAAGCTAGTGTAAGCAGTTTACGTAAAACTGCTAAACAGGGTGGGCGCAAAGGGCAACTAGCACACTGGCTAGCTAACATGAAAGCGGGCCGCGCTAAGAAAAATAAATAAGTGTATGAAAATCAAAGAACTTTTAGAAACAGCTACAGCAGGTGCTACAAGTGCCGGTATGGGAGCCACTTTGATCAAAGGGGGTTCTGGCCCTACTGTAGGCACACTATTTGGCGGCAGTTTTAAACAAAATAAAACCACTAAAAAGAAGTCTAAGACTTCCGATGAATCTATTATAAGAAGATAAATATACTTATGGACCTAGAAAAACAACCAGTCGACGATCACGAAGCCAAAATGGCTAGAGCTGAGCTTTATAAGCTCAATCAGTATTCTGCCAAATTGTTTAAGCTGATCGGAGAAAACGACGAATTAGATGGCTGGGTGCAATCAAAAATTACCAAAGCTGCTGATTATATTAGCTCTGTATATCATTATATGGAATATGAAAAAATGGCAGCTAGTCAAGTTGAATCGGGACCTAGAGATTTTGAAGAATCTTTACAAAACGAAGTTAAACAAAGCCTCAAAGAACAGTGGCTGAACAGAAAAAATCAAGGAAACTAAAATGGACTTTAAAGCAATACTAAGCAAACTTGACGGAATGGAAGCACCACCGACAACTCCTGCAGCCCCTGTATTAGACAAAGCTGTGCAACTTAACGAAGATGCACAGCTTCGTGTTCTAGCTGGCCAAACTACTTATGTAGCAGAAGCTAAGAAAAAGAAAGACGAAGAAAAGAAAGACGAAAAAGTGGACGAAGCTACTAAAACAGACAAGCCTTGGACAGACATGAAAGGCAATAAGCATCCCGGTACTGCTGTCAAAGGCGATAAGTACACAGGTAAGGAAGCTGAGAAAGAAGAAAAGCCTAAGTCTAAGAAAGACGAAAGTATTGAGCCACAATTTAAGAGCAAGTTCATGAAGATGGTTGAAGCTAAGAAAGAAGAAGCTGCTGATAAAAAGAAAGCCGATAAGAAAAAGAAAATGGAAGAAGGTGCCAAGCCAGACTTTTTAGATCTTGACAAAGACGGAGACAAGAAAGAGCCAATGAAAAAAGCTGCTGGCGATAAGGGCGGCGACAAACCAGCTGGCAAGAAAGGAATGAGTGCTGCTCAAGCAAAATATTTCGGTAAGAAAGAATCAGTTGAAGAAGCTGCTGAAATGAAAACTGGTGATAAGAAAAAGTCTTCTACTGGTGGCACAATTGAAAAAACCAAAACAGGATTGAAGCATACTGCCGGTAAAAACTACAGTGGTAAAGCAGCCGAAGCTGAAAAAAAGAAAACCGATGAAAGCAAGATGATGCCAACAGGCAAGAAGCGTCCTGTTAAAGAATCAATTGAATCTAATTTATCATTTAAAGAAATGATGGCACTAGTGGTTGAAAGTGGCGGTCAACAACAGATCGATCCAGTCGACAATCAATTATGGGCTTGGGCTCAGCGTGTTGCTAGAACAAAAATTGGAGAAGGAATGAAGGCTGATGTTTATGCTGGTATGGTTTACGAGCGTATGGGTGGTACATTCGAAATGTACGATGTGCTTAGTGAGCAACGTAGATAATACTTCCAATAAGTATCTAAAAGCCGGCAATTAGTTGACCGGCTTTTTCTTTGACTATATAATAGTTCTATAGGAGAGAATTATGTCAACAAGAATGTACGGTCCCGAAGAAAAAGCTAAACTTGAGCGTCTTATCAACGAAGGCTCTAATGTGATTCGCGAAATTGAAGATCTGTCAGAAGGTCTTAAAGAAACTGTTAAAGCAGTTGCAGAAGAACTACAAATTAAACCTAGCATTATCAACAAGGCAATTAAAATTGCACATAAAGATAACTGGAAAGATCACGAACAAGAATGGAATGATATCGAAATGATTCTCGGTGTCACTAAACGTCTTCCAGAATGATAGACAGAATATTCGGACCAACAATACAATGGATTAAAGATGACTTTAAGTCTAACCCAATTCGTTTTATTGTTGAGTTGCTTGCTTGGGCTATTAGTATTGGTTGCAGTATCACTATGGCGCTCACAGTCCCCACTCCTCCGCTTCTTACTCTTTATCCTATTTGGATCCTTGGTTGTGCTATGTACGGTTGGGCTGCTTGGACTAGGAAATCTTTTGGTATGCTGGCTAACTATTGTTTGCTAACCGCAATTGATACAGTTGGTCTCATTAGAATGATAATTAATTAAATAAACAGTAGATGGTAAGCTGGGCCATAAACCGCACATTCGGTATTTGTCTGCCACAAAAGACATAGGAGAAAAATTTGAGTTACGTAGACGCTTTCTATAATAGAGAGCAGGATATGATCAATGTTGTTGAACGCAATGAAAAAGGCGAACGACATTATAAAGAATATCCTGCCCGTCATATATTTTATTACCCGGATGCTAAGGGTAAATTCACAAGTATTTTTGGACAACCTCTTTCACGAGTAAGTTCTAAAAATGTCAAAGAACACCGCAAAGAACTTGCAATTCATTCAAACAAAAAACTGTTTGAGAGCGATATCAATCCCATTTATCGTTGTCTAGAAGACAACTATCTAAATGTTGATGCACCTAAACTAAATGTAGCATGGTTTGACATTGAGGTAGACTTTGATCCAGAACGTGGCTATGCATCACCAGAAGATGCATTTATGCCAATCACTGCAATTGCTGTCTACCTACAATGGATGCAGACTATGGTCTGCCTAGCTATTCCACCTAAAACGTTAAGTATGGAAGAAGCTAAAAAACAGGTTGAGGAATTTCCTAACACGTATTTGTTTGATAACGAAGCAGATATGTTAGACATGTTTCTAGATCTAATTCAAGATGCAGATGTACTAAGTGGCTGGAACAGTGAAGGCTTTGATATTCCCTATACTGTTAATCGTGTTACTAAAGTTCTAAGCAAAGAAGACACACGCAGATTCTGTCTATGGAATCAATTCCCTAAGAAGCGTGAATACGAAAAGTACGGCAAAGCCGCTGTCACATACGATCTTATTGGTCGTGTACACTTGGACAGTCTTGAACTATATCGCAAGTACACATATGAAGAACGCCATACATATAGACTAGACGCTATTGGTGAGGCAGAGATTGGCGAAAACAAAACAGTCTACGAAGGCACGTTGGACCAATTATACAACAATGACTTCCGTAGATTTATTGAATACAATAGACAAGACTGTATGCTATTAGAAAAGCTAGACAAGAAATTAAAGTTCTTGGATCTTGCTAACACACTAGCTCACGAATGTACTGTGCTACTTCAAACAACAATGGGTGCTGTAGCAGTTACAGAGCAGGCCATTATCAACGAAGCTCACAAACGTGGAATGATTGTTCCTAATAGGATATCTCGTGAAGAAGGATTCAGTAATCAAGCTGCTGGTGCTTATGTTGCTTATCCTAAGAAAGGGATCCACGAATGGATTGGTTCGCTAGACATTAACTCACTGTATCCCTCTGCAATTCGTGCGCTGAATATGGGTCCGGAAACTATTGTTGGACAGTTGCGTCAAGATGGCACTAAAGATTATATTGCTGCCGAAATTGCCAAAGGCAAATCATTTGCATCAGCCTGGGAAGGTGTATTTGGATCATTAGAATATGCTGCCGTAGTAGAACGAAATGTTGGTCGAGAAATTACTATCGATTGGGAAGACGGTGGTAGTGATACGTTATCAGCTGCTCAGGCCTATGATCTAATCTTTGAAAGTAATCAGCCTTGGATGCTTAGTGCTAACGGAACAATCTTTACTTATGAAAAAGAAGGTATTATTCCCGGCTTGTTAAAACGTTGGTATGCTGAACGTAAAGAGATGCAGGCCAAGTTAAAGGATTGTATTGCAGCCGGTAACAAAATTGAAGAAGAATACTGGGACAAACGTCAGTTGGTCAAGAAGATTAATTTGAATAGCTTGTATGGTGCTATTCTAAATCCAGGCTGTAGATTCTTTGACAATCGAATTGGACAATCAACTACACTGACAGGTCGAGCCATTGCTCGTCATATGGCAGGTAAAGTAAACGAAATTATCACCGGAGATAATGATCATATTGGTAAAGCGATCATCTACGGCGACACAGACTCTTGTTACTTCTCAGCGTATGCTACGTTGAAGAAGGACATTGAGAAAGGAGCTATTCCTTGGAGCAAGGAATCAGTTGTTGAACTTTACGATACTATAGGAGAAACTGTTAATGGAACTTTCCCAAAATTTATGCAAGATGCGTTTCACTGCCCGAAAAGTAGGGGAGAAGTCATCAAAGCAGGTCGCGAGATTGTTGCTTCCAAAGGATTGTTCATCACCAAGAAACGATATGCCGTTCTCTACTACGACAAAGAAGGAAAAAGAGCAGACACTGGGGGTGCTCCTGGCAAAATCAAAGCAATGGGACTTGATCTAAAAAGATCCGATACCCCTGTTGTAATTCAAGATTTTCTTAGCGAAGTACTTACTAAAGTGCTTAATGGCGCTGGAAAAGAAGAAGTGTTAGAATATATTACTAATTTTCGAACTGAGTTCAAAACTCGTCCAGGATGGGAGAAGGGTAGTCCAAAACGTGCTAACAACATTAGTGAATATCGCGACAAAGAAAAGAAAGCCGGCAAGGCTAATATGCCAGGACACGTTCGAGCAAGTCTTAACTGGAACACTTTGAAACGTATGATGGATGACAAGTACTCTGTAGCTATTACCGACGGTGCGAAAGTTATTGTCTGTAAGGTCAAAGACAATCCTATGGGCTATACATCAGTTGCCTATCCCGTAGATGAACTTAGACTGCCGCAATGGTTTAAGGACTTGCCTTTTAACGATGCTGAAATGGAAAATGCAGTCATCGATGAAAAGTTAGAAAACTTGATTGGTGTTTTGGAATGGGACATCAGTTCAACTCGCAGTGATAATACATTTGCAAAACTTTTTGACTTTGAGTAAATTGCGGTTGCTTTTTATTCTAGATCTAAATATAATCTTAATATACAGGAGAATTTTCAATGAAAGACATTTTACAAGATATCGTATCGCACACACAGAACCTAGGCTTCTTAACCACAGTTAAAGTCACTGGTGATCAAAATAAAACTGTGATTAATTCAATGGCCGATGACCGTTCAGTGATTATGGAAGCTGAAACTGCTGCACCATATCCAGATATGATGGGTGTATTTGGTATGCCGCAACTAAACAAATTAAAATATTTGTTAGACGGTGCTGAGTACAAAGAAAATGCTAAAATTAGTATTACTACTGCAGATCGCAATGGCGAAACAATTCCAACAGGCTTACACTTTGAAAACAAAGACGGCGACTTCAAGAACGACTATCGTTTCATGAACACAGAAATCATCAACGAAAAGATGAAGACTGTCAAGTTCCGTGGCGTTAAGTGGGATGTAGAGATCGAGCCAACAGTTAGTGCTGTGCAACGTTTTAACTTTCAGGCAGGTGCTAACAACGAACATCCAACATTCTTGGCAAAAACTGATGGTGATAAATTAAAATTTATCTTTGGAGATGCTTCAACACACGGCGGCGAATTTATTTTTGCAATGGGTG